CGGTAGATACTGCTCTCTGTCATATTGAAATCCCTCCAAGTATTCGTACAATACCTCGCGCCACTTCTTGGACGACTCGGTCTTAATCCGGTGATGCCAGCCGCAAAGGGTTACAAGGTTCCACATTTCCGAAGGGCCGCGCTTTCCCATTCCAGAATTGAATACGTGATCGAGCTCCAATACGATCTGCGCCCCGGAGCCAAACTGACTGCCGCACTGATCGTGCATCCCGACCCTTGGACCAACGCATCCGCGATCTCGATCCAAGATAGCTTTTCTTAGTGCCGGCGTGACCGGGTCTTTGTGTGCCATTAGACCTTCTTCGCGCCACGTGCCTTCTTAGGCTTTTTTTCTGGCGCTGGGTTGTTGATCTTTAGCGGCAGGCGCTCTTTCTTGTCCTGCTTAAGAACCCGACAGGGTAGGCAGAAGCAGGGCTGGTCGTGAAAGTATTTATCCGACATTCTCCCTAACCGTTTCTCTCTTTGGACTCAACGGATCGCATAACCTTATTGGCCCAAGCCTGACCGACATCGCCACCCCAGAGGGCCCAGGCAATTCTGCCAGCAGATGGGAAGCCCTTCTCCCCCGGCGAGAATCCTTCGCCCTGCTTATCGACTTCGTGTCGGGCAAGGAACGCTCGCATCTTTCGCACGCGGGCAATGGTCATCTTGTTTCCAATAAGCATTCTTGCGGTCTGCTGGCCAGGGCCAATGCCGCCGCGTCCGTACTCTCGTCGCCATTCAAGACCACGCTTCGCCTCTGCGCGAACACCGGCCGGGACGTTCAGGTTTATTCCGTCCGCCTTCTCTGACTCGACGAGGGAAATGTCTTCTGCTGCTGGATAGGAGGATCGGTATGCGGCAACAATGGTGGAGTCGGTGTCATAGAAAGCAACAACCTCTTCACCGCGTCGCCCAATCTTCTGAGCCTCATATCGCTTGAATTGCAAAACTGAATCTTCTGGGAAGGAGTTACAAAGAACATCCGCAACATCAATGCCGCAGTCTTCGAGGCCAGCCCGAATTGATTCAGTGTCTCCCTTTGACCTAGTAATCGCAATTACCTCGGCGCCGGAGTCAACATGTGCCTCAATTGCGTCGATAACACTTGGCGGGCAATCCTCTGAAAGAATTGCTTCTGGCTCAATAACAACAATCCTCTTCTTGTTTTCCTGCTGTCTTTGATTCATGTCTGGGTTCGGCTTTGAGTCAAGCTGATCCTTACCCTGCTGTGGCTTCTGGCTTGGGGTACTGCCACCCTGATCTTCCGGAGAAGAGCCAACCGGGTTCTCTGGGGCGTCTGGAATCGTTGGCGATGGCGGCATGTCTGGGTCGCCGACCTTACCCTTCAGGTAAAGTTCGTAGTACCTAAGTGGCATGTAGCCCAGTGGGCTTGGCATCCAAATCTCATTTCCAAGGTCGCCGACAGCGTCTTGACCGCGCTCCTTAAGCGCGTCATTGAGGCGGAGCCACGGAAGTCCAGCAAGCGCAGCCTTGTAGTAATCGGCTACTGCCGCCGCTGATTCCCTGCCTACATCGGTGTAAACAAATCTGAGGTTTTTGTCATACAGCCAGACGATCTCGCGGGTCATATAATCCGCGATTAGCTCGCATAGCGGTGCGATACCGTTGTCCGCGGTGAAGGCGGCGCCGTACTCGGAAGTGCTCTTGTTGACGTCAAAGTTCAATCCGATATCCTGAGGCTGAACACCAAAGACGGCGCAGATCTTTCTTGCCAGATAAATCTGCCACTCCATGAATTGCATGTCCCTGTTTGACTGGGCCATTGGAATCCACTTTACGCCCTTGCCGCCGCCCGTGATTGCCGTTTGGCTCTTGCCGGCAATCTCCCCTTCCCAATAGGTCTTGAACGCATCGACCTGATCTGGGCGGACGCCCTCGCCAAGATCGATGATTCCAGGAGGGGTTGCCTGCTCGACAATGTTGTTGTTATATTTTGCAGCACGAAGGTCTGCTTCAATAGTCTCGGCAAGAACCTCGAGTGGAGAAAGCCCAAGCGGCGAGTACGTCACTTTGTTGGCAACAATTACAACCATTTCCTCGTTCTTGTACTCAGCAATGACCTTGCCCGTGTCGTCGTACTCAAAATATCTAGACTTCTTTAGGTTGCTTCCGTCCCAGCTTGGGTCAAACGCTATTCTAGAAGCGTCCTTTGGCCAAAGGTTCTTGATCGGCTCACCGGCGCGACCCGCCTTTGCTCCGACGGTCAATTCCTTTTCGATGGCGCCCTGATCAAGGACCAAGATGTCTTCAACAATGGGCTCAATAAATGATCTCCACGAGTCCATTCGAGTATTTGGGTCTCTAAGGAGGTTCTTAATCCTGCGGACAGCATCTACGTTTACTTGACTCTCGCCATCAATGGTGACAATGTCCCATCGCGCTCGGCTGATTTGCTGGCGGCGCAAGTTGATCGCAGCCCTAATCCATGGATTGTTTCTTGACCACTTCCTAAGCATGTTGACAGATCGCTTCTGAACCGTGCTCTGACCAGCCCCTCGTGCATACGGCTGCGAATCGTAGTTGGGGATAAGGATCGCGTCCTTAATCGCATCAACTGTTGCTTGTGCTTGCGAAGTAGATTCGGAGCGCTTTAGTCGCTCCCAAGGCATCATTACCACGAATTTTCCTCTTTCGGCTTTCTTGTTCTCCAAGATCTGATTGCATTAGTGATTGCAGTCTGGTCTAGATCCTTATTTACAATCGCCCTTGCTTCCGTGTACTTGAACGGGACCATTCTAATCCCATCAACCATTCCAATGCCACGAAAAGACGGTAGGCGGCCCCACCACTTCGGCACGACATATCTCCCGTCCTCGAAATGAATCTCGACACTTTCGCTAAATTCCAATTTATTCCTCGTCCCCCTCTTTAGGATCGGCGTCGGAATTTTCTTCACCGAGCCCGAGAATGGCGTCCGTGTCTACAATATTCTCATCTCTAAACTTTCTCCAGAAGCCATCATACTCAATTTTATCATCTTCGTCTAGCCTAGCCAATTCTTCCTCAACATGACGAGAATACTTAATCTGCTGGGGGACGCTCCTCTTGATGGATTTGAGCGTGTCGTAGCAGTTTGGGCAGACAGAGTACCTTTTCTGCCCCTTTGCCCTAGGGACCATGGGTTCTGGCACCAGCTTGGTTTCCAGGTGCTCTGGCCCGACCATAATGGTGCAAAGCGCGCATCTGGAATGCGCCCGGTGTATTTCCTCGTAGCGCTTCATGATCGGGGAAAGGGTCTTTTGTAGGCGTCTCATAGTTAGCACTATGTCAATAAGGGCAGTCTCCGACGCGTTCAATTCCCTACACAAATGGCAGTTAACTGCCCCTCTCTCACACATGCTTGTCATTATACACTTTTCTAAACAATTTGTATAAAAAACCTGTATATTACAGGCATGTGTAGGAATGAATATCCTTGCGAAAAGAGCCTTATTGGTAGATTATCTACGGGTGATCATACGGGACTATCTACTGACACAGCCGTTTACCAGGTTGGTGGCGGTAGCGCCCCGTGCGCCTTTGAAGCATAGTAGCCGGAGGAAATGAACTTGGACTTCAAGATTTATACAAATGCCCTAAAGGCATATGAGAACGATATGGGCGAGAAGTTCGTCGCGGGAACCACATCCTCCTCAATTAGGGACCTCCACGGCGATGAGATGTCCCTTAACGCGCTAAAGTCTATGGCCGACACAGCCCGTCAGAATATGACGGTCTTTTTGAATCATAACTACAATGTCCCAGAGGACCTCTTTGGCTCGGCTACTGACGCCGAGATCATCAAGCGATGGGACTCGGAGACAAACCAAGAAGTTTATGACCTGGATGTGAATATCCGTGTCGTAAACGAGGACGAGAACCCAGAGGCACTTCGGGCATATCGCGCAATCAAGCGCGGCGTCAAGTTGGGCCTGTCCATTGGCGCTCGGGTCGAGAAGGCGAGCCGCAAGGCTGCCGATGGCGATCAGCCAGAGTCAATTGTGATTGAAAAGGTCAGACTCCTTGAGGCAAGCGTGGTTGGCATTCCAGCTAACCAGCGTTCCTACCTTCATAGTGCTATTAAGAGCATTAAGTCCGCTGGTGTTGACCTTGACCTTCTTGATGAAGATGATTTTGAAACAAAGGCCAGCAAGTATTCCGTTGGCGACATGGTTCGATGGGGCTCAAGCGGCGGAGATGCAACTGGGAAGATTACAAAAATTGTAAGAGAAGGCAGACTTAGCGTCCCCGGCTCTTCGTTTGTTCTCAACGCAACCCCAGAAGACCCAGCCGTGCTTATTAGGCTTTACCGAGAAGGAAAGCCAACAGAAACTCTTGTTGGGCACAAAATGTCAACTCTTCGAAGCGCCAAAGAGGCTGTCGATGTTATCGATAGCGTCAAGGAGTTTGAGGCTGAAGGAGAGGATGGCTCAATAGAAAAAGAAAAGCCGGAAATGCCGGGCAATGCTCCGGAATCAGCAGAAAGTAGTGTGGAGAATAGTATGGATAGCGAACTTGAGAAGAAGACCCGCGTGACCGTTACGGTCAGCACGGACAACGAAGATAAGCAGCCAGTAGCGGCTCCTGCGGTCTCGGAAGACGAGACCAACCCAGTGGAGAAGGAAGAGGTAAAGGCCTCTGCTTCGCCAGATGGTGAGGAAGACGCTCCGGTGGAAGAGCCTGAGGAGGCCGAAGAGCCTGCTAAGGACCCATCCGTTGCTGCGCTTGAGGCGCTTGGCGCCAAGCTCGTCGAGGAGGAGAAGTCCCTCGACGGCGATGAATCATCCGTACAGCCGGAAGCGGCCGAGGCGGAAGTTGTTGTTGAGGCCCCCGTTGAGGAGGCCCCAGCAGCGGAGGTTGTCGAGGCTGATGTGACCCCCCTTGAGGAGGTCAAGTCAATCGCAAAGTCCGCTCTTGATGCAGCCAACGCTGCTCACGAGGAGGTTGCCGCCCTTAAGGCGCAGGTGACCGAACTCGCAGAGGCAAAGGCCAAGGTCGAAGAGGACATGTCGAAGGCTCTCGATCTCATTGAGCGCATTAGTGCTCTTGGGGTTGGGCGAAAGTCTATTGATGTTCCGCAAGGAATTCAGGTTAAGGCCGCGGAGAATGCTCCGTGGTTGAGCCCATATGTACAGCGCGTCCTTGAGGCGCAGAAGGATTAATAGATCATGAGTGAGATTCGTGAGAAGCTCCAGGACGTCGAGCGAGGCCTTGCCTCGTTGAACGATGTCCACGTTGGTCGCGAGATTGACGTCGATAAGAAGAGCACGTTTGACCCAGCCGAGGCCTATGCCGTCCAGCGCGAGCTTCGCAAGAAGTTCTCAAAGATGTCAACCACCGAGCTCAACGAGATGCTCGATGTTCAGGCTTCGACACAGGCCGGAAAGCAGGCCGATTCGGCAGTGCTTAACCAGCTTGCAATGTCAAACCCAGCAATCGCAAAGGCCCTTGATAGCTCGGCCGGTACGGCGCTCATCCGCCAGGACCTCGAGCCTATCCTTTACAGCCTTTTCGTAAAGAAGTTCCCATTCTTTGAGCGCATCCGCAAGGAGCCGGCAAACGGCCTCGTGCACGCGTTCAACCAGCAGACCGCCTATGGCGATGCCGTATTCCAGACGGAAACCGGCACCGTGACGGACGATAACGCGACCTATGTGCGCCAGACGACTAACGTCGCCGTGCTCGCAACCCGCCGTGGTATCACCCTCAAGAACCAGTTTGCGCTCGGCGCCGGCGGTTCTCCGTTTAACGGCCTTTCCCAGGAGCTCGGCAGCGGCGTCACCGCCATTGCACACAAGCTCCAGA